GGATTGAAAGACCCCTGCGTGGTGTCGCCGTTGCGGGTGACGGTGAAGTTGTTGGTGCTGCTGTCAAGGAACGTGTTGTTCTGAGCGCCGTTCGTTGCGCTGGTGTTCAGCAGCAGGGTGACGTACTCGAAAAAGGGATCGGTGGCCGCAGCAGCAGCGGCCGGCTTAAAAAAGCGACTCCGACTTGTCGAGCGCGTCACCGGAAACATCAGTACCCCTCGCCGGCCATGATGTGAAGCGATCCGCCACCAGCCGGGGCGATGTACGCCACCACGTTCTGGTCTTGCGCTTTCGACAAAACGATCTGCGTGGATGGCAAAACGGGGTAATCGGCAGTCGTGGCCGTTGCCGAGCCTTCGCCCACGCGCACGTAGGCCACCACCGTTGAACTCAGATTGGTGATGACCAGCGCCTTGCTGCCACCGCCCACCGTGCTGGATGCGGACGCTACGCCTGGCGACACCGTAACGCCGCTGCCGTAGGCCGGGTTGAATGCTGCTTGGACTGCCATGTGTGCCTCGTCAGGAAATGCGATACCAGGAATTGGTCGGCTGATAGAACCGGAGCCGGAAAAACGCCTCAGCCGCCATCGTGGTCGGGTCGCCGTAAACGGCAGACGCGCCATTGGCGCCCACGGCAAACGTGGTGATGATCTGCGTGGTCGTCACCAGAATCTCAGTGCCGTCAGGCGTCGATGTGTTCAGTGGCAGCGTCACGGTGCCGGCGGCCAGCGTGCCGGCAGGTTGCAACACAATCCACTGCTGCTCACTCACAGGCGTGGGCGCCGCGATGTTGAAGCCCGTGGAGGGAACGTACAGGTTCACCGCCACCGTAGGCGATGCGAACTGCTGCTGGAAGTAGGACAGCAGGGCCGACATCGGCAGGCGCCGTGCGTCCCCGTTGTTCGGGCTGTAGACCGGGATCTGATCGCCGGCAGAGGCTTCTGACAGCAGCGGGAGTTGATTGATCGTCGGCATGTGCGCCTCTCAGAATTCAAGCGGGCCGTCGCGGCCTGCCAGGATGGGTTCTTCCGGGTTGTCCACGAACGGATCATCGTAGGCCTTGGCGCCGGCGCCACGCGGCATGGACGCAGGGAGTTGCATCTCCATCGGCATGGCCGCCCGCGACAGCAGCGTGTCATAGGTGCGCTTGGCCGTGGCCTTGGTGTCTGCCGAGACGGTTTTGCCGTAGCTGGGTGCCAGCTTGATGCCCAGGTTCGTGATGATCGCCTCGTAGGCGCTATCCGGCACGTTCGTCTCGTCGTCCAGGCCGGTGTCCTGCGGAGAGCCTGGCAGTGGGTAACCCACGCGGATGCCCAGGGCATTCCACGATGCCATCTGCGCGTCCAGCCGGCGAACGGCGCTCTCGACCTGCTGCGGGCTCAGGTCGAAGACGTAGGACGCCAGGCCAATCTCTTCCAGCGAGGCCTCGACAAACTGGCGCTTGGAGTACCCCATGTCGGCCTCAGATCGGGTCGTCGTCGGCCGGTGCCGGAGGTGTCATGGCGGCGGTGATCTTGGCCATCAGCGTCTCGTCGCTCCAGCGGCGGTCCACCTTGATGCCCAGCAGCGCAGCCTGCTGCTCCATCTCAGCGCGGGTCGGCGGGGCGTTGTCTGCAGGCTCAGGGGCCGGTGCTGGCGTGGGTGCAGCGGGCTCCAGGCCCAGCGCAGCCAGGAACGACTCATGCCAGCCGTCAGCGATGGCCGCGCCGAGGTCTTCGGGCGCCACGCCCTTCATGTCATAGGTCTTCCCCGGAGGCCCGAAGTGCGGGCCAGGGCTGCGGTAGACCACGGTGATGTCGTCGCTCATTTCTTGCCCTTCGGCTTTGCGGTCTTGGCCGACTCACGGAATGCGGCGGCACTGGGCGCGCCCTTGGCGCCAGGCTTGCGCATCTTCTCGCCACTGCCTTCGGCGATGCGCTCGCGCTTGGCGTGGATTGCAGCGTACAGGCCGGCGGGCTTCTTCACTTCTTGCCCTTCGGTGCAGGGCCTGGACCCTTGCTCGGCTTGCCGGCCTTCATGGCAGCGGTGCGCGCCGTGTTCAGGGCGATGGCCACGGCCTGCTTCTGCGGCTTGCCGGCCTTCATCTCCTTGGAGACGTTGGCGCCAATCGACTTCTGCGAGTAGCCCTTCTTCAACGGCATGGTGCGCTCCAGATGTGAAAACGCGGGCGGCGGCCAGGAACTCCCAACCCTAACCGCCCGCGTGAGAGTCTACCAGCGATCAGGACGCGATACGGTAGATCGTGTAGGTGGCCGCAGCAGTCTTGCGAGCGCGGAACAGGCCCGAGCTGCTGAGTGCAACCGCCATGTTCCCGACCAGCGTGCAACCCGCTACGCCACCGCCCACCGAGATGGTGAAGGCGTTGGTCGCGCCGGTGTTGATGACACTGAAGTCCACCGAGTCGTTGATGGCCAGCGTGGTGGCCGCGTCCAGCACGGTGCCGGTCGGGGGCGTGGCCGTCACGGCTGCGGCGGTGGTGGAAGTCACGATGCCGCCCAGGATCATCGCTGCGGTCAGGTCGCCCGTGGCGTTCAGCGCGATGGGATCGTTCTGGAGATTCCAGTCGCCATCGTTGGAAACGTGCGGCGAGGTTCCCACCTCGTACAGCACGGGGAAGTCACCAGCCTCGATGTAGATCGTGGCGCCGTTGGTGAACGCCGACGAGGTGTAGGTGGTGTTCACCACCGTTTGCAGCAGGCTGTTCGTGGTCGGGTAGTTCGGGAAGCCGACCACCTGATACACGTTTGCCGTGCCCTGGGTCTGGACGACGATGCGCTGATTGGCCGTCAGCGTGACGGTGGCATTGCCCTGAGATTGGATGGTCTGGTAGGCCATGATGTGTGTTCCTTGTTCGTTTGCGATGCGGGCCGGTGTTACCCGGCCCGCGTTCGATCAGGTCTGCGAGAACATGATGATGCCGCTCATCTGCGGCTGCTTGTTCACCACGCCATACAGCGTGTCCAGCCGGTACTTGGTCTTCATCGTGTTGATGTCGTACTGCTTCGTCATGACCAGTTCGATGCCCTGGTCGGTGGAAGCACGCATCACGGCAGCGCCTGCGTCGGTGGGCACAGCGTAGCGCCCCGGCAGGATTTCGAGGGCGTCCTTCTGCCAGAACGGGTTCATGTTGCCGGCCACGGTGTTCAGGAACACGACAGGCGACGTCGCGGAGGGCGTCGGGATCGTCACGTTCTGGTACTGCGCCTCGGCATCGGTGCCGCCCTGGCCGCTCACGATGGCCGGGGTGATGACCAGCGTGGTGCCACCAGCGGGGACGCTGATGACACGGAAGCTCTTCAGCACGCCGGTGCTCTGCTTGGTGATGTGATGCACCGCGAACACGCCGCCGATGGTGAACGAGTCACCCACGGCCACGCTGGCGCTGGACGACACCGTGATCGTCTGGAAGCGGTTGTCCACGTTGCTGGTTTCGCCCGTGGTCGCCGTGGTGGTGGACTTGGGAACCCAGTAGTTGCCGGCAGCAGCCAGCGTGGACACCTGAATGCCAGCACCGCCAGCGGCAGCGGCCTTGCGCACCGCATAGTCCAGCTTGTACGTCTCGAACGACGCCACGCGGCCCACATAGGCGCGACGCAGGGCGCTGTCGGAGATGTCGTTGCCGAACGAACGGGTGTTCTTGGCCAGGTCAGAGGCCATCCCGTTGTAATCGCGGGTGGACAGGGCCAGATAGCGGTCCGTGTCCATCACTCCCTGCTCGTTCATGACGGCCTCGATCTCAGCCACATCGTCGAAGCCAGAGGCTGCGGCGGTGCGCTTGACGACCAGCGAGCCCTGTTGCGCGGCCACGTTCATGATGGCGACGTTGATGTCCGAGGCCAGCTTCTGCTTGGCCGCATCGCCCAGGCGCTGCTCTTGCAGGGCATCGCGCAGTTCCGTTGCGGTCATGATCCAGGGCACGGCGCGGCTAAAGCCGATGGTCGCCGGGACGGTCAACTGGGTGTAGTCGTCGAAGTTGTTCGTCATGTCGGTGCCGCTGTAGCTCACCGAGATGTACGGCTGCGGACGCCAAATAACGTTGTTGGTGCGCTCCATCATCGTCTGATCCGTGTTGTAGATCGCGACGTTGCGAGACAGAACGAGGGCGTCCTGGAAGCCTTCCAGGATGTTTTCGAACGCGATGCGCTCTTCTTTCGAGAATGAGTTGGCCATTGTGGGCTCCGAGATGAGTGAGATATTGCGGATCGCTCCGCGCCTGCTTACTCACCCCGTCGGAGTCGGGCGGCCACTCTGTGTCTTGTCACTGCCGACTTTGGGCTGGCGAAACCCGAATGGCGCCGAATGTACCACATCCGGCGCGGGGTGCAAGTGGTTAGATGTTCAGCAGAGATTCCACCCGCTTGAAAGCGCGCATGTATTTCTGCATTCGTGCCACATCTTTCTCGGTCACACCCTTCAGGCGGGTCAGGTCCGAGTTGTCACGCAAGTCCTCCCTTTTCACCAGCAGCGCGTCACGGTTGCCAGCTAGGCGCTCAATGAACTGCTCGTATGTCTCACCAGCCTGCCGCGTCAGCGCCTTGACGCCAGCAACCACACGTTCGGGCATACCGAAGTCGCGCAGATCATCAAACGACACATCGCAGTCTTCAACTACGTCATGCAGCACAGCAACGGCCATCAACTCCTCATCGCTTGTGCGCAATCGCATCATCATGCGTAGCGGGTGCAAGATGTAGGCGTTCCCACCCTTGTCTGTTTGGTCCGAGTGCTTGTCGGCGGCAAACTGAATCGCCTTTGCAAGAACATTCATGTTACGCCCGCGCCTTCGCCTTCAGTTGCTGCTTGTACCGGATGACCTTCGTCATGTCACCCGTTCGGGCGGCATCCTCGCGCAGCCGTTCCAGCGTGCTGTCTGACGTTCCACTGACAGGCGCAGTGCCTGCCGGCAAACTGCGCTCGGGCGCGGGGGGCTTGGTGCGGGGGGTGACTTTCAACTTGGTGTCCTCGATTCGTGATAACTCTCGCAGAAACTGCGTCGGTTTTTGGATTGCGGCCAATCGGGCCAGTTCTTTGGGGTTTTTTCCCAACGCAACCACCATCAAAGCAGGGTTGTCGAGTGCGTCAAGCAATATCCCCTGCTGCGTGACGTTCAGGGCCTGCCACACCGTGTGCTCGGCGTCGTCGAAGTCCCGCACCTTCAGATCGGCCTTGGCCTTGCCGTAGCCGTCGAGCTTGGCCTGCCACGCCTTCTGTGCCTCCTCGGCCTGGCGCTGGGACTCGCGCTCGGCTTTGTCGGCCTGCTCCTTGCTGCGATACCAGGATTCCAGTGCGGTTTCGTACTTGTCCGTGTCGTAGTCGTGGTCTTCGAGCTTCGGCTTTGGGCCGACGACGGGCTTCGGCGTGGCCGGTGCGGCTTGCTCGCGGGCCTCGTAGTCGCGCACCTTCTTCTGCAATTCCCGGTGCTGCTTGCGCAGCTCGCGCACCCACTCAGGCGCACGCTCGGTTTCGTCGGGCGGTGGTGCCTCGTCGCCGATGCTGACAGTTACCTCGTCGGCGTCAGGCTCCGCGTCTGGTGCGGCCTCGGCATCAGGCGCGGGGTCGGCGTCGGCTTGGGGTTCCTTTGGTTCTGCTGCGGCTGGCGTGTCGCGCTCGTCGTCGCCATCGTGGACTTCAGTGGTGCCGTCAGGCTGCGTGACTTCGATCTTGATTCCCATTGCTTACCTTCTCTCGCGCATTACCGGCTGCGCGGTTGCCGTCTGACAGCGAATGCCGTCAATCATCCAGCATGGCGATGGCCAGAATCATGGCCACCTGAGCGTCCCGCTCCTCGACAATGACGCGGGCCAGTTGCATGTGCGCCTCAATCGAATCCCGCGCCATGTCGTCAGCGTAGGAGAACCGAGCCAGGTCAATCTCGATGCGCTCCTGCTGCAGCACGAGGAACTGACGCTGCGGCTCGGCTTGCGGGTCGGCTTGCGGCTTCGTCTTCGGCGCAGGCTTGCGAGTTTCTGCCCTTGCCCGAGCGTCTGCCGCAGCCTTCTCGGCCTGCAGCGCGGCCAGATACTCCTGAGCCACCCACGGGCTGTCGAATATCTTGCCGCCCACCACCCACATCGGGCGCGACTGCTTGGACTTGCCAGACTGGCCGCCACCGCCCTGCGCTTCGGCAGGCGGGATCGGCTGGCCGCCGAATAGCAGGCCAGCGAATAGCGCACCACCGAGGAGTCGGTTTCTAAGCAGCATCGATGATCGGCGTGCCGTTGCCCTGCGCATCGGGGCTGAACGTGATGCGCGGCGTGGTGCCGTCTTGCGCCAGGTATTCTTCGGTCCCCGATCCGAGCCCAGATCGAGCGCCGGCCAGCGCCGCCAGAAGCACGCGCATGATCTCCTCGGCCGTCAGCGTCTCAAGCGGTGTAGACCACACCTCAGCGGCAATCGTGGCCGGACTGGCGCCGCCGCCCGCGCTGTTCAGCAGCTCGCCCATCGTGCCGGGCGCGTTGTAGGCGCTGGCCAGGGCTTCCCACACCGCTGCGGACAGGCTCTGCGGGCTCAGCTCGGTGAACGGCGTGATGTCGCCCGACAGGTTGCCCGTGGCGCGGATGTTGGCGCTGTTTGAGAACTGCACCAGCGCAGCGCCCACGGCGTCGACGATGGCGCCGAGCGTGGCGTTGTTGACCGTGAAGGAGAAGGACGTGCTGCCTGCGGCCGACAGGGCGCCGGCCAGGTTTGCCGCAAGGTTGAACGTGATGGACGTCGAACCTGACGCCGAGACAATGAGTTGCCCATCTGCCGGGTTGACGGTGATCGTGACCGTCGTGCTGCCCGTGATGTTGACGCCCGCCGCGAGGTTCAGCGTACCCGGCGTGACCGTCACCACCAGATTGGTGAACGACGACATCGCCCCCGGCTTGTACGGCAGCACCCACGACGATGGCGCCAAGTGCCCGGAGGG